CGTCACCAGGATGAACACGCTCACCGATGAAGGAGTCTTTAACCGCCGCGAGTTCCGCTACGGGGTTGATGGACGAGCCAACACCGGTGTCGGTTTGTGGCAGCTCGCCTACGCCAGCAATCAGGACCTCAGTAACCCCGCCAATTATGGCGCCGCGCGCGCTTCGATGCGCTCGATCAAGACCGACGGCGGGCAGCCGTTCGGCGCATTGTCGAGCCGCAACGGCACCTACCTGGTGGTGCCGCCGGCTCTGGAAGAGGTCGCGCGCCAGTTGCTGAACTCCGAGTTCATGGTCGGCGCGGGTGCGAGCGCCAGCGTCCCGACCACCAATATCTGGCGCAACAGCGCGGACCTGATCGTCAGCGAGTATCTCTCCTAGCGCCGATCACAACCGGGAGATGACCATGAGTTACGCGACCGCCGACGATATGATTGCCCGTTATCCGAATCGCGACCTGGTGCAACTTACCAACCAGGACCCGACCGCCACCACTGTGAACGACGCCGCCCTCCAGCAGGCGCTCGATGACGCCTCGGCGGAGATCGACGGCTATCTGGAAGGACGCTTCGCGCTGCCGCTGGCGCAGCCGCCGGTGGTGCTCAACCGGCTCGCCTGCGATATCGCGATGTATCGCCTGCAATCGCTGCGTCCGCTCCATGATCTGGCCGATGCCCGCAAGCGTTACGAAGATGCGATCGAGTTTCTGCTCGAGACTGCCAAGGGAACGGTGACGCTAGGATTGTCGGCGACCAACCAGGAGCCGCCGACCGCGCCGGATGCAGCCGCGATTGAGGGGCCGCGGCGAATCTTCGATCGTAAAAGGTTGCGAGATTTTTGATTCGAGAGCAGGCGATTACTAAGTCGAAGACGTAGTGACTATTTGATGCCAACCTCACTCGACACTCTCTGGACGGGAGGAACTTTTTCTCCGCCGGTCCCACTGGATATCGCGACTATCGAAAACGCGATCGTTGCGCAATTGCTTTCTCAGATTAATCAGATCGAGGTCGTGCACTTTCCCGATCGTCCCGAGGCCTACCGGCTGACCCATCAGGTCGGCGCCGCGCTGGTGTCTTATCGCGGCGCGACTTACGGCGATCTGATCGATACCGACGTAGTGATGCAGGAACGCAAGCTGGAATTCGAGGTGCGTCTGATGGCGCGCGACCTCGGCTGGAGTTACGGCGCGCTCGCAACCGGCGTGAGTCCGGGCGCCTATGCCCTGCTCGAAGCGGTGCGTGCGGCTCTGACCGGCTTTCGGATTCCGGGCTGTCGCGAGACTTATCCGCTCAAGGAGCGCTTTGTCGAGCGCGATCCGCAGGGTGGAGTCTGGATTTACGCGATCAGTTTCGCGGTTGAAACTTTGGCCGTCCAGGCCGCGCCTGCCGATCAATTCCCATTGTTCATCCAGGGGCTGGCGCAGGATGCGGACGACGAAATCGTCGCGGCGGTCGGCTGGTTCCAGGAAACCTTCGATGTGAACGGGCTGGTGCAATTGCCATACGGCAACCTTTCCGACGTGACCGTAACCGATCAGAGCGGCCGGCTATACCTGGACCAGACTGACTATACAGTTGATATCGCCAACGGCTCGATCAGCATCGTCGCCGGCGGCGCACTTGCGCCAGGAGTTTCAGTCAACATCGCGTGTGGCTATGACCCCTCGGTCGTCATCACCTGAATACATTTTCAGTTTAGCCTGAACTCAGGCCGTTTAACCCCGCGGCAAAGATCCCGCGACAGGAGTCAGATCAATGGGAGCGAGCTTTCTGCATGGAGTCGAGGTAACGGAGTCCACCACCGGGCCGCAGCCGGTGACAGTGGTTAAATCCGCGGTAATCGGCTTGATCGGCACTGCCCCGAGCTGGAGCATCACCAGCCCGGCGGCGGCCCAGACTCCGACGCTGGTGAGCTCGGCGATCGATGCCGCGCAATTCGGGCCGCTCATCCAGGGCTATACGATTCCTTACGCGCTCGCCGCGATCCAGGCGCAGGGAGCCGGACAGGCGATCGTCATCAACGTCTTCAATCCCGCAGTACACACCAGCGCCGTCGCGGCGACACCTTTTACGTTCAGCACCGCCGCAGGCAGCGCCGGAACGATAACTCTCGGCCATATGGGTGTATCGCAGGTTGTCGTGACCAGCGACCCTGCCGGTACCACCTATGCAGTCGGCACCGACTATACCCTGGACGCGGTCAACGGCGTGGTGACGCTGGCCGTGGGCGGCCATATCAATGCGGGTGCGACGGTGCTGGTGTCGTTCAGCTACGCCGATCCGACCAAGGTCCTCGACAGCGACATCATCGGAACTTACGCCGGCGGAGCTTACACCGGCCTGCAGGCGCTCAAGATCACGTTCGGCACGATGGGCTTTTTCGCCAAGATCCTGATCGCGCCCGGTTACTCACAGAACTCCGACGTCGCCGGCGCGCTCACCACCATGGCGCAGACCTTGCGCGCGATGGCGCTGGTTGATTCGGCGCCCGGCACACCGTTAGCGACCGCGATCGCGAATCGCGGGACCGCCGGCGCCGGCTTCGACACCAGCTCGAACCGGGTGATCCTCTGCTATCCGCAGCAGGTGTTTGTCGATGAGGGCATCAATCCCACTACCGGCGCGGCCGTCAATGCCAATTCGGTGGGGCCATATTCTCAGTACGTCGCCGGCGCGATGGCGGCCAAGGACCTGACCAACGGCTACTGGTGGTCGCCTTCGAATACTCAGTTCGAGGGTTCACTCGGACCGGACGTGCCGCTCTACGCCTCGATTATCGACCCGGACTCCGACGTGAACACGCTTAATGCCGAGGGCATCGTGACCGTCTTCAATAGTTTTGGCACCGGGCTGCGCGTATGGGGCAATCGCTCGGCGGCCTACCCGACCAGCACTGCGCCCGACAACTTCATCTGCATACGGCGGACGATGGACGTGATCGAGGAGTCGGTTGAGCAGGCGATGCTCCAGTTTATCGATCAGCCAATCTCGAACGCGCTGATCACGGCGATCCTGGCGAGCGTCAATAGCTTCATTCGCACCTTGATCCAACGCGGCGCCCTGGTCGGCGGGAGCGCCACCTACGATCCGGCGGAAAATCCTCCCAGCCAGCTCGCTGCCGGCGAAATCGTGTTCGATATCGACGTGATGCCGCCGCCGCCCGCCGAGCTAATCAGTTTCAACGTAACGATCGATACCACTCTGCTGCAGCAACTTGGCCAGACCAATCCGCTCGGCTCGGCCCTGATCGGTGCGGCCGGAACCGCGAATTCCTAACGCGAAGGAGAGTGTGCGATGGATCTTTCTGTAAATCGGATTACCAACGCGAACATCTATGTAGATGGCGTCGGCCTGCTGGGCCGCGCCGAAGAAATCGAAGTCGCGCAGCCCCGCCATCTGATGATCGATCACAAGGGGTTGGGCATGGCCGGCGTCGCCGAGTTCTGGGCCGGGGTCGCCAAGCTCGAGTCGCGCATCAAGTGGACCTCGATCTATCCCGAGGTAGAGTTGCTCGCGAGCAGCCCGTTCAGCAGCCATTCGTTCCAGGTGATGGGCAGCATCGAGCAGTACACTAGCCAGGGCCTCGCGGCCGAACTGCCGCTGGTCTACCTGATGACCGGCGTGTTCAAAGACGCCGGTGCCTTCACCTTCAAGCCGCATGAGAACGTCGATTCGCAGTCGGTCGTGTCGGTCTACCACACCGAGCTCTACGTGTCGGGCGTGCAGATATTTCTCTATGACGTGATGTCGAATCAATACGTGGTCGGCGGCGTCGATCAGCTTGCGCAGTTCCGCGCCAACCTCGGCGAATAGCGCGACGGATGATTCAACGATGGCTCAAGAATCTCTCACGGTGAATGGCGTGCCGATTGCTGCCAATGGCGCGCCGAGCGAACGCATCGTCGCGCTGCCCTCGGGACGCAGCGCATCAATCCGGCGCGGGGTCGGGCGCGATCTGATGCGGGCGCAACGCGCGGCGCAGAGCAGCGAGCCGGCGGCGATCGTTTTCGCGCTGGTAGCCGAGCTGGTCCGAATCGACGGCAAACCGATTGTCTATGAGGACGTGCTCGCGATGGACCTGGCCGACGTGCTGGTGCTGCAGGAAGAGGTGGTCGGCGGAAATTTTCAGGAGGCGGCGTTCCCTCCGCCGCTACCATCGCCGGCCTCATCCAGTTCGGCTTCGGCTTTACGGAGCTAATCGCGATGGAACTCCCGGAGTTGGTGTTCTGGGCCGTCGCTGCCGCCGAGCATTTGCGCGGCGATCAGACGGTCGGGCGCGGAGGGAAACGATGAGCGTCGGCAGCAGGTTGGAAATGAGCACGCGACTCTATATTGGCAATCTGAATTTCGCGATGACCGATCCGGCGCTCCACGAGCTCGTAGGCCGGCTGACGAGTGTGCTCCCGGAGCACATCGAGCGCGCCGAAATCATCCGCGATCGTGAGACCGGACATTCGCGGGGGTTCGGGTTCGTCGATCTAGCCAACTCGGAAGACGCCCAGCGTGCCATCAACGAACTCGACGGCGCCGAGGTGATGGGCCGCACGTTGCGCGTGCAAATCGCGAAGCCACGGCTGCAGATGCGGCCGCGGCGCACCATCTAGGCGGATGGAAGAAACCAGGAAATTCGCCGCGCGTACTGCGGCACTGCGCCGGCTCGGTAATTGGGCCGCCGGGATTCGCGCGATCGGAACCCACCTGACGCGCGCCCCTCGGCTGCCGGCTCCCGCCCAACCAGCGCGCACCGCGAGCGACGCGGCCGCAACCTCGAGACGCGCCGTTTCATCGGCACAGTTGATACCCGAGCGATCATCGTTCAATTGGCTAGCGGCCCGCATTCGCAACGCGACCATCGCGCGTGTACCTGGCGCTCTGCGCACCCGCGGATCAACTTTATCCTCGTCGACCGATTATCGCCGGGATTTAGGTATCGCGCGCAGCGATCGCGAATCAGACGCCGGCGTGGCCGGTCGGTCGAACCCGAACGCCACGCATAGACAATCGGAGAACGAATCCGCTCGTAATCAAATCCACGCGCGGGTCGGCCGGCTGCTGGGCGTGTTCACGGGCAATCGCCGCGGACTCGAAGGAATCGCTGGGCGGCGCCGTTCGGCAGAATCCGTCCGGACCGCGCGATCCGAGAGCGCAGATCCGGCGGCCCTCGCCTCCGACCCTTCGCGGCTCGATCGCGAGCCCATCCGTAATCAATTTCCGCGCTTCGCGGCGCCGCTTGGCGATGAGGCTCTTGGCCGCGCCGTCAGCAAACTTAAAGGTAGTGGGGCCACCCATCAACTGGTCCGATTCTCTCGCGGCTCGAACGCTTCAGGAGCCGTGGGCGCTGCGGGCTCCGTTCGTGGAGAACACGCGCCTTTGAAGGATAGAAAGCCTGATGGGCCGCAAAGCTTGATCGGAGCTCCGAGCCTGGCCGCGCCGATCGGCGTAGGTTCGCAGCGCGTCCAACCTGCGCCCCGGCTCAGCATTCCGAGCGGTATCGCATCGCTGTCCGGATTCGATACGCGGCTCAACGCGCCGGATCGGATCGCGGCATCGCCGATACCCGCGTTTCCGGCTGCCGTGATTGGCGGAAAGGATCGCGCGCGCGAAACCGGTGGCGGAGTCTCCTCGAGTTTGCCAGTCGTGATCAATTCCTCACCGACCATCGTGATCAACGAGGCACAGAGCGCCGACCTCGAGGGACAGGTGCTCGCAGCACTGCGTCAGCATGGCGGAGAACTTTACGATCAGTGGCAGCGCGAAGTCGGCCGGCGGCAAAGAACCGAGTTCTAGCGGGCAGCGCATAGGGACGCCAGCATGTTTGCGATCTTCGGAAATGTTTCTTTCGAAGTTTTGGGCTCACCGGAGCGGATGCAATCGAGACGCGGCTACGGCTACGCGGCACACCCGGTGGTCGAGGATAAGCCGCTACTGCAATGGGTCGGCGATTCGCTCCAGATCATCACGCTCGACCTGATGTTGCACGTCTCGTTCACCAATCCGGCAACGCAATTGGCCGCGCTGGTAGCCGCAGCCGCGAGCCATCAGGCACAGGCACTGGTGTTCGGCAGTGGAGAAAGTTACGGCTATTTCGTGGTGACCTCGCTCAGCGTCACCGCACGACAACTAGGCCCGAGCGGCATCCCGATCGCGATTCAGGCGCGGCTGGTGCTGACCGAATGGGCGATCGGAACCGAGCTCGATCCGAATGCTTCGCCGGTTCCGGCCTTCACGCCAATCGCAGTAGTGGCCGCGA